CACCTGATGCAACTTCTGTATTAGCGCCTGATGTTAAGTAATTGTAACCACCTGTAAGTATGTCCCAATTTGCTTGTGTATCTGATCTGTCACCAATTGTTTGAATATCTGTAGTTCCGCCAACAAAGTGTCTGTGGTTGCCAGCAACTGAAATATCTAAATCTCCAGCAAGAGGAAGATCTTCTGCATTTGTATACATTCTTGTTTCAATTTTTCCGTTGGCGCCAATTAGTATATTAGTATTAAATGCACTTTCTATTTGTACTCTACCATTTTCTTGTTTAAGAGCATCTTCAATTTTTGCATCTTGATGTAAACTGTCAGGTGCTTGATATTCAGCAGTTGCTTTAATGTTTACATTACGACCGGCTTCCATGTTGATATCTCTATCTGCTTTAATATTAATATCATTCATTGAGTGAACACTTACACTGTCGTTTGCAAACACATCTACTTTACCATTAGATGTTAACTCAACCCACGAAGTTCCTTTTGAATTACCTATGTAAATTAAATCTTCTGAATTATGTAAAAGAAGTTGATGTCCTGTTCTTGTTCTAAGTCTTGTGTATTCGTTATATGGTAAGTCAAGTAATCCTGCACTAGTATTTGCATCTGACGCTTCAACATATTCTACTGGACCTTCTTGCGGAGAAGTTTTTCTAATATAGCGATCATCACCATCGTCCATAACAAACTGTGTTCCACCTAATCTTGTAACAGGAATCTCAACACTTAGATTTTCTTTTGTACCACGTCTCATACGTTTACCGTTTGGACCGTAGTCTAAAGGTCCAGGAGTACTAATACCAAATACTGCATTAGGATTGTTACGCCTACTAGTTGTAGTAGTAACCCCTCTTGCATCATCTTCTAATAATCCTTGAAGGAAGAATCTATCTGTTATAGGATGTACAGGCTTTGGAATCTTTTCAGCGTCAATTTCTTGATCTCCTTGACCATTAAATCGTTTGTTAATTTCTCCAACTGGCAAAGGCATTTTTGTATTGAATTTTTTCTTGTCATCTTCTGATAATGCAGCCAATGACGCTCTATTGCTTGTTTGATCTTCACCCCTAGCACCTGTTGGATCTGTATCTGCTGCACCTATTGCAGGAACCATATGATTAGCAAACCTTGGAGGAACACAAGCAAACCAATAACCCGATGATGGATTACCTTCTATGAACATTACCATAACAGTTACACCAACATCTGGTGGAACTGCCCACATACCATAACTTTGTTGTGTATCTTTAAAGTCGTCTTGGTTCATTCCTAATGCTTCGTATGGTGTGTGTCCGAAGAATGGAGATGCATAATTTACAAGATATGTTTGTCCGTCAACGTTACCTGCGTTACCAGATTCTCTGAGTAGCGAAACTTTTAGTCTACCATTGAATGTAGGATCAAGTACATCAATTACTGTAGCAAGATAAGCACCCGAGCCTAATGCTCCTGCCTGAGTATTATATCTGGTTCTCTTTTCAACTGGCATTAAGTTTTAACTCCGTCAAGTAGTTTAGGATCATAAACTCTAATAGTGTTTCCTTCTCTATCTTTGCTTTCTTCAAATGGTTGTTTTCTGTCAATATTAAAGTTAACTAACGAACCGTTGGCTTGTCTTCTGTATTCTTTTAAGACAGGTTTCTTAGGCTTAGATTTAAACTCGCCATCACCTTTAGGTAATTTTGCGGCCCATTTTTCTATACCATCTACACTCAAGCCAAAGTTAGCAAGGAAATTATTAGCAAATTGCTCTCCTGCTTTTTCTACTTCTTCGATTGTTATTGTCCTATCAACTTTTACTGGTGGAGGAGTTTCTCCAACTTCTGTTTTTTCTTTTTGTGCGGAACCAATTTCTGTTTGGAATCCTTCTTTAGAACCATCTGGAATTTTACCACCGTAATCAATTGGTTGACCTGACATTCTAATACATCTAAGTTTTTGTGTAAACTGCCCGCCTTTAAATTCACTATCACATTTCAATACTTTATAAATTCCGCTAAAAGGACTTGGATTTTCATTTGCAAATTCGTAAAGTCCAGTGTCAGTATTTGTATCAATCGGAGTTCTAAAACTAATAAAGATATAAATTTCGCCTCCTGTGTAATTAGCTTCTCCGCCATCAGTTGTCTGCGAACGTGGTGCTGCTCCGTCTATGTGATTTCCTTGGCCGCTTTCAACCATCCAGTACGTATCGCCGAGTATATCTAAATCAATTGTAATCAAGTCACCTGCGCTGTTGTCAACAAATGCTTTCTGGAAATTTTCAGCAACTAATTGTTCAACATCTTTGAATCCGCTACCACCTTTCTGACTTTCGTGTAATATAGATACATCACGTTTTAGTTTTTTCTTACCTAGGTTAGGTGCTTTTGCTTCTGCTGTACCTTCTGGAGTGTTTGTAGTTAATGTTTTGTTAGTACCTGTACCGTTAATATTTTTGTTAAATTCACTTGAAGTATTAGCTTCAGGGGTTGGTCGAGAACCTGCAAAGAATAAATTATTAATCTTGATATCAAATTTAAGTACGTCAACGTTTTGTCCTGAATATATGTAGTCGTATCTTTTAGCAATTGTTTTTTGTAATGCTGCTGTGTCAACTCCTTCGCCAGGCGCTTTAAAAATACTGTGATGCACAAAATATGGAACAATTCTAAATGTATATTGTTTAGCAAAGTCTCCTATCTGTGGATCGTAATCTAAGAACGCTACTTGAACATCAATTTTAAACCACTTAATATATCCTTCTGGTGTAAGGTTATGGTTATCAGGAGTTCCGCTAATAGCGTCTTTTGCATATCTTGAACTTAATATAGTCTGTGTAATAACATCAGTTAAGGGCTGTTTCTGTGTAAAGAAAAATTCACGCTGTTTAGGATCTAATTGCATTTTATAACGATCAATACGACCTGTTTCTTCATTGTACTTAGAATCTCCTGCTCTATACATTGCAGAACTTTCCCAGTTAAAGTTACCACCTGATGTTGAATCAAAACCAAACGTTGATTTTCCTATGTGGTTAGATTCAAAAGACGTCTTGGTTATTTGAGAAGGAGCAGCAGCATTTTTTCCAAATGCCTTAGAACTTTCCGGCGGTGGAGTGTCTGCGTCAACTATTGCTCCGGGATCTCCGTCAGTAAATGTGTCAGATGTTTTTCTAGCACCTGTTATAAAGTCTGTCGATTTCTCAGGAAAATCAATGATGTAAACATCTGGAATTGAATATGCTCCTGATTCTACTAACAATTTTTCATTATCGTTAAGTACTTTCTCTAAGCTCTTAGGTCCTGTTTTTAACATTTCTTCAACTGTACCTTTTTCCGGAGCAGTAATTGAAATGTCATTGAACAGCATATTAACTGTGTCCAAGTAAGCAGAATGGTTGTAAGGAAACGCTTGAACCTTGTACGTAGTTCCTGATTCGTTTGTATCAAAGGTAACTCTCTTTAATTTCATTACAAAGTATTTTGGATTCAGCCCTTGGGTACCTATGGTTTTTTCTTCTGTACCATCTGCACTAAATCCTACAAAGTCTAAACGCAATACAAACGGAGCATCTAAGTAGTTAGGATACCCTGCTTTAAGTGCAGAAACTTGCAACGACTCTAATAACAATCCCATGCTGTATGGTTCAAATATATCAAAGTCAAAGTTAATTGCATTTGTATTACCTGTGTTTTTTGTTGCTGACATTACTGTAGTCATTTTAAAGTTGTCAACAAAATATTCAGGTGATTTGCCACCTTGAATTTTTGTTCTATATTTGTCGCCACGCCCTGCGGCAGAAAAAACAATTCCGGATTTAACTGTTATACCACCACCTTCAAAATCTTGTCCTGCAAATCCTAGATCTCCTGTCCTATATGAACTTGGATCATTATACTGCATTGGTGTTAGCACAGCCATCGTCCATAACGAACTAACTGTTGAAAATTTTTCTAACGGATTTTGAATTAGATTTGGTGTTTCTGAATCTCTTCTAGGACTTGGTGTTCCTGGTCCTACTGGTGCATCATTTTTCTTATCAGCAAAATCATCTACATTAGAAATTGCAGCATCAACTGTTTTTGTTTTGTCATTTATTACTTGTGCTATTGCGTTTTCTGCAAGTTCTATTGTTTCTAACTGAGCATCAAGACTGAAAACTTTTATTTTCTCTCTTAGTTCTGCACTTCCTACAGGAATATTTGATGCTTGAAAAGTATTAGATGCATTAATCGTTGGTGAGCCGTCCGGCTTTTTTATTTCTGCTGGAACAACAAAACTTTTTCCGTTTATGTTTCTAATTTTTTCACCAGACCTCAAAGTTCCTTTGAAAGGCTTTAACTTATTATCTGGTATGCTTGGAGGTCTATTAAACGCACTCATGCTATATTCCTAAGAACTTTTTTAGATTTGATAGTTTAGGAATGTAAATTGAATTTCCTGCTTTGAAATCGTATATAGGATCTTTGATTGTATCCATGTTTCTTTGTACAAACACCCACCAAAGTTTTGGATCTTCGTATAAATCAAATGCTAACAAATCGGGTCTATTATTATAGTGTGGTTCGATTGTATATAATACATCACTTGCTGATGCTGGTACAGCTCTAATATTCATTAATTCTAAATACAAAGAATTTTGAGGTGTATCTCTATATGGAGAATTGTTTTTGTATATGGCCATTATAAAAATCCTCCTCCGCCCATTGAGCCTTTAGCATATTGCTCCAATGAAAACTTGCGTAAACTTTCTCTGTTGTAGATCGGCTGTACTGAAACAGTAATGTTACTTTTTCTTGGTACCCAAGTTGGTTTAGGACCTTGAGTTGCTTCTGTACATCTAATATAGTCAACATCAGTAGGTAGTGTAACTGAGAAGTTTTTAACTACAACCGGAACTCCTTCAAAGACGTTTGCACCATATCCATACAGTCTACATATGATAGGTGGATTACCTGCTAGGTTACCTGTTCCAAAGAACATTTTTGTTGATGCTTTAAAGAATGTTGTTGCTGCAATCCAGTACGCAGCATCTTTACTTGACTCTGCTGTAAAGTCTCCTGAAATCGATATCTCGTCCACTTGTGAGTTCTTGTAAGCCTGGAAGGGATAATTATTATGTACAGGATCTATTTGTGTATAGTTTGCGGTTGTTGAAAATGTTATTTCTGGCAAGTATGGAAAAACTACTCCACCAGTCTGTTCTAGAATTTTAAATAACGGATTTGCACCAAAGTGTGCAAAGTTAGCATTAATTTTTACCCGCCAATCATTTGGATTCTGAGGATCTAGTTTAACACCGGCGCCTTCTTCGAATTCGAAAAGTTCGCCACCAGCAGGGAGATTTACGCCTCTTTTGAGACTTAATAAATTATTTAAAACACCAGCTGCTTTGCCAACATTTGATGCAAAGTCTTGGAAACCAGATGCTAAGTTGCCTCCAATACCTAATTTAGATATTGCAGATGATATTTCAGCTGTGGTTCCGGCTACTGCATTAAGTCCATCTTGTGCAGCACCAAATGCTGTTCCAACATTATCAGCTATATTACTTAATGAACCACTACCAACTTTAGATGTTATTGTAGATAACGGAGCACCAGCAGCACCAACTACACCGTCAACATTAAATGCAGCATCTGCTGCCGCCAAGGCACTGTTTAAATCGCCTGACGCTTGGTTTAATGCTGAGCCAATATCACCGCCTAGGTCGCTAGTTAACTTGTCCAAATCGGCTTTGGCTTGGTCCGAAACCTGTTTGAGATTGGCTTGGTTCTTCTGTTGCTGGTCAACGGCGACCGCAACGCCAGCTACAAGTACGGCTAAAGGTGCTATTTTTGGTAAACTCATTTTGGTAAAATTTCCTTTTAATAATACTATTTATTTCTGTAATAATGTGCTATTATATTACTTATATAACCGGAGAAATTACGTATGACAATTGGGCAACCAAAAAAGATAAAATATCTAACAAATAAGGATTTATTAGCGGAAATACACCGCAGTAAGTCTACTTTCTGTTCTTTTACTGACGATAGCTATGCACAGTACGATATTATACTGCCATCATTAGAAAAAATTAACATTAGAACCGTAGCAGAAGCAAAACGCAACCGTGCTGCTAGACTATCTAAACTTGCACATGCTGAAGCAGTTGAAGCCGCAGGTAAAAAGATGCCTGCAAAAGGGTTTGATATAGACTACCGTAAAATGCAAAAAGAAGATTTAATTTTTAGAATTATGACATTTGATCATGTTCCAGAAGAACCTGGTCGCAAGAAAACAATTAAGACTGTTGCAGACAAGCACGAAAAAGTAAACTTTCCTCCTTTCCAGCATTGGAAGTTTGATGACAAAGGAAATTTGATTTGTGTAGGCAAAAGCCATTGGGTTGGTGGTATGGAAAACGGATACTTCGATAAGAAGTGTGGACAGATGACTAACGACCTTGCAAGAATGTTTATGAAATTGTGTGATAGGTACGCAACAAGAGGTAATGTTAGAGGATATACATATAACGACGAAATGAAAGGTCAGGCAATTTTGCAATTAGCACAGATAGGTTTACAATTTGACGAGTCAAAAAGTAATAACCCATTTGCTTATTACACTGCGGCTGTAACAAATAGTTTTGTTCGTATTATTAATATTGAAAAACGCAACCAAAATATCAGAGATGATATTTTAGAGATGAACGGCATGAATCCTAGTTGGACTAGACAAAATGCTGATGCACACCCTAACAAACATAAAGATTCCAAAGCAAAGAAAAAGACTTGACAAACTGCTTAAAGTTAGTTACAATAACATAAGGAGTAAAAATGCCGTTATTTAAGAAAGCAGCCTGCTTCACTGATATACACTTTGGTATGAAAGGTGGCAGCAGAACGCATAACATGGACTGCGAGGAATTCGTAAAGTGGTTTTGTGATGAAGCAAAAGCCGCTGGTGCAGAAACTTGCATATTTTTAGGAGACTGGCATCATAATCGTGCTACTACAGATGTTAGCACAATGAACTACACAGTTTCTAATTTAGAAAGAATTAACGAAACATTCGAGAAGACTTACTTCATGGTAGGTAACCATGATTTATTTTACAAAGACAAACGTGAAATTAACTCTATTGAGTTTATGCGATTGTTTCCAAACATCATTCCTATTACAGATATTTTTACAGAAGGCGAAGTAACATTACTTCCTTGGTTAGTAGGTGAAGAATGGAAGATGGTGCCTAAAATTAAAAGTAGGTATGTATTTGGACACTTTGAACTTCCTCTGTTTTATATGAATGCTATGGTACAGATGCCTGACCATGGAACACTTCAGGCAGATCATTTTGTAAATCAAGAATATGTGTTTAGCGGACACTTTCATAAAAGACAAACTAAAGGTAATGTAACATACATCGGTAATGCATTTCCACACAACTATGCAGATGCATGGGATGATGAACGTGGCATGATGTTTTTAGATTGGGGAGGAACTCCTGAATATAAAACATGGCCAAAGCAACCTGTGTTTAGAACATACAAATTAAGTCAGCTTCTTGAAGATCCTGATTCTAACTTAGGTGAAAATATGCACTGTCGAGTTACAATTGATGTGCCTATTAGTTTTGAAGAAGCAAACTTTATTAGAGAAACTTTTATTCCACAATACAAACTTAGAGAACTAAGTCTTATACCAGAAAAGGTAGAAGTAGAATCAAACGTTGATCCTATTGATCTTACGTTTGAAAGTGTTGACACTATTGTTATGAATCAAATCGAAGCAATTGATAGTGATACTGTTGACAAACGTATGCTGGTAGAGATATATAGGGACCTTGGACGTAATCAATGATAAAAATTAAAGACCTAACAGTAAAGAATTTTATGAGTGTGGGCAACCAGACTCAAGCAATTAATTTTGACAAAGGTGAATTAACGCTTGTACTAGGTGAGAACCTAGACCTAGGTGGTGACGATAGCGGTTCTAGAAACGGCACTGGTAAAACTACTATCGTCAACGCACTTAGTTACGCAATCTATGGTAATGCATTAACAAACATTAAGCGTGATAATCTTATTAATAAGATCAACGGCAAAGGAATGCTTGTTACAATCAACTTTGAAAAAGATGGAGTTGACTATAAGATTGAGCGTGGTAGAAAGCCTAATATTACAAAGTTTACTATTAACGGTAAAGACTTTGAAGAAGATTCTGATGAAAGTCAAGGCGATAGTAGAGAAACACAAAAAGTAATTGAAGAACTATTTGGTATGTCGCATGATATGTTTAAGCATCTCATTGCACTAAACACATACACTGAACCTTTCCTTGCATTAAAAAATAATGATCAGCGGGCAATTATTGAACAGTTGCTAGGTATTACATTGTTATCTGAAAAAGCTGAGTGTCTTAAAGAAGAAATGAAAATTAACAGAGACAAGATGAGCTCTGAGAATACAAGAATTGAAACTGTTAAAATATCTAACGAAAAAATTCAACAAAACATCGAATCGTTAGAACGCAAACAGCGTATGTGGGAAGATCAAAAGGTATCTGCAATTGACGAACTTGAGTCAAGTATTAAAATTTTACAAGAAATTGATATTGATGCAGAAATTGAAGCACACAAATGTTTAGACGATTTTAATAAAAAGCAGTCAGCGATTGCAGAAGCAAAACGTTGGATTGCTAACATTGAAGCTGATGATTCTAAACAAGAAAAACTAATTGAAAAATTAGATAATGAAATTGTATTGCTTAAAGAACACAAGTGTCATACTTGTGGACAAGAATTACATGATAAAAAGCAAGAAGAAATTCTCGGTGCTAAAGAAGAACAAAAGCAAGAAGCGGCTGAGCAAATTCTTGCTAATAGTACACAACTAGAAGAACATCAAACTGTTATTGCAGACATTGGTGAGCTAGAAGGTTGTCCACCTACACAATATGACACACTTGAACAAGCATTGCAACATAGAAGCACAGTTGAAGGATTAGAAAAAGATTTACAAGCAAAGAAAGATGATATTAATCCTTATAGCGAGCAAATTACAGAATTAAAAGATACTGCAATACAGGAAGTAAGTTTTGATCTACTTAATGAATTAACAAAAGTAAAAGATCATCAGGACTTTTTGTACAAACTGTTAACAAACAAAGACAGTTTTGTTCGTAAGAAAATTATTGAGCAAAATCTTGCATATCTAAATCAGCGTATTACATATTACTTGGCAAAAATTGGTTTGCCGCATATTGTTGAGTTTCAAAATGACCTTAGCGTTGTAATTACACAGCTAGGACAAGATTTAGACTTTGACAATTTAAGTAGAGGTGAACGTAACAGACTTATTTTATCTATGAGTTGGGCATTCCGTGATGTATGGGAAAGTTTATATCACAGCATTAACTTATTATTCATAGATGAGCTTGTAGATAGTGGTATGGATAGTGCTGGAGTAGAATCTAGTATTGGTATCCTTAAGAAAATGACTAGAGAAAGACAGAAAAATGTGTTCTTAATCAGTCATAGAGATGATTTAACAAGTCGTGTTAATCACGTACTAAAAGTAATCAAAGAAAACGGTTTTACATCTTATAGTAATGATGTTGAAATTGTGGAATAGGTATGGCAACAGATTCACATGACCAGATGATTGAAGCATTTCAGAAATACTTTAAGTGGCAGGATCGCTTTGAGTATCATGGTAGTGATGAAGCAGGAATTAAGGCAAGATTTTGGCTGAGTGAAATTAGAAAACATGCAAGTCAACGAAGGCTAGAAGTACAAGAGAAACGATCAGAGAGAAAGTTAGCCAGAAAAGGCCAGGTCGGACGTCCCAAGAAAGTAACTACTAATGATGACGTCAGAATGGACTTACCAAAAGAAGAAGATTAAAGAACTTCCAGAAGACTGTGAAGGGTTTGTCTATCTGATTACAAATCTTACTAACGACAGAAAATACATAGGCAAAAAACTAGCAAAATTCAAAAAAACACGCCCACCACTCAAGGGCAAAAAAAATAAAAGACGTTCAAAAGTAGAAAGTGACTGGAGAGACTATTGGGGATCTAGTGAACATCTACTAGCAGATGTAGAGAAGTTAGGCAAAGAAAAATTTACCAGAGAAATATTACACTACTGTCCAAGCAGAGGCGTACTTAGTTACATAGAGGCAAAGGAACAATTTGATCGTAGAGTATTAGAATCAGACGAATATTACAATGGAATAATCAATGTAAGAGTAGGCAGTTCTAAACTATTAAAAGAAGAAATTAAACGATTAAATGACTCTTAATTTGCATTTTATACAGAACCACAACTAATACACAATATATCCCAAGGCTAACAAAACAGCTCAAACACCGTTAAATAAGCCCGCCACGGCGCAATTATGTGGCCCTAAGCCCGTTCTGATGTGTGACGGTAAGGAATTCTGGTTAACGGCAGAGGTATAACAGCACTATCCTTAACAGGACGCTGATCGGATACGCCTACGTAGAACCGGTTTGCTGTATATTAATAGAAGTAATTTAAATAGGCTAAATGAGCGAGTAATTCTCGCAGGTTTATTATATAAGTTAGCGTTTGTATAGTAAACTGCCGTTGTACATAAGATACTAAGACGGATTGAGTAGGTAACGGATAACCGCCTACGCTATGTAAAATTAAATGCATTGTAGATCTAACGCTATTGTGACTGTGCGAACTCAGATAATGTTCAAAACACACCTTTGGCCCCGACAACGGGCTAATTGTGACCATACAATCTAGATAATGCTAAAACTGCTTCGCAGTTAATAGTTAAAATAATTTTAACACTGAATCACTTTCACATAAGTAATAGCGAAGCAAGTGCGTTGAGCGATAGCGAAAACGCAGAACAGCTTTAGCTGTTCTTTAAATAAATACATATATGGATTACATGGAACTATCGGCATGAAACTTAATGAGATAATTAGCGAACAACAATTAGATGAACGTCCTATGGGCGTATTAGGTAAGCTCGGTGCTAAAGCACAGACATTTGTACCTGGTAGAACTGGACGTAGGGCTAAAGGTAAACTTGAAGTTGGTGCTATGGCTAACGAGATATCAGATAAGTTCGATTTATTTCTAGGTAAAGTGGGTGGCGCTGAAGGTGCAACTCCAGAACTTGTAATTTCCTTTCTAAGAAAAAACGGATACCCTACTAAAGGTGCAGAAGCAGCAATGAAAGATCCTACTATGGCACAAAAAGCTGGTGCAGCAGTAGGAGCAGCGGCAAAAGGTGTTAAAAAAGCAGCTTCCGCGGCGGCTGGCGCCGCAACTAACGTTGCACAGGGAGCAAAAAATGCGGCCGCAAAGGTAGGCGATAAGCCTGCGCCGATTCCAACACAAACAGATCAAGCACAAGCAAAAGCAGGTAACACAAATTTAGCAGCAAGTATTGATCGTTCAAGCATGACAACTATTGCAGAAGGCTTTAGTGGTGCACAACTAGACAAAATTTTTATGGCAGCAGCCAAAGACAAGATTGCATCAGACGAAGGTGGCATTGCAGCACCTAGTGCAGGCAAAGTAGATCCAGCTGATGCAGGTAAGCCAGGTGCAGGTGGCTTTGCTTCAAGTTTTAAACAAGCATATAACAAAGCTAAAACAGGCACAGATGGTGCCACAGACGCGAATACAGCGTCAACAGCAGGCGATCAACCCGCAGCACAAGCAACAGCAGCCCCAGGTGAAATTCCAGCGGAAATACAGAAGCAAATTGACGAGCTAAATCCTGCGGACAAAAAACAATTGGCGATGATGATATGAGATTAGCACAACTAGAACAAAAATATATTACCGAATCTTGGAATGATCCTGAAATGCTTCTATTGGAGCAAAAGGTTATTCAGCCTTGGGTAGCAGATCTTGAGCGTATGGTTGCTGAAGCAACACTCACACCAGATCAAATTAACAATCTATTCACA